GCGTGTTTTCTACCGCGTCGTGTTTTTGGGTCGACGCCAGCCCGTAACGTGGGCCGGCCGGCTGGTTACGCGAGCAGCGGGTCTGGTGTCGCGGACCGGGCGCGTGCGGCGCTAAAGCACGACGGCGGACGTCAGCGCTCCGGCAGCGATCTCCTCGGGCGTTACAGACAAGGCCAAATCCGAGAGATCAGAGATCTCAAGGCTTGCGTAACGCGCCGCTTGCTCAGAGAGGTAGCTGGCGGAGTAGTTGGCGTCGGCGAGCGCGGGGGCGGCCCCGGGAGCGGCAGCGGTGAGCACCTGTAGGCCCTTCGCACCGAGCATCCCGCCGAGAGCCATAGACGCGACATGCGCGGTGATCTGGCCGGCGGGGAGGGACTCCAGCGCCTGCTTGCCACGGCTGATGTTGTCAGCGACGACGCGCCCAATGATCTTCGCCGTCGAGCTGCCCATCGCTGAGTAGGCGGAATGGGCGCCGACGTTGCCAGACAAGTAGGACGTGGGACAAGAGCACTCGAAGTTGTAGTCGATGGCTAGCACGGTGACAGACTCTTTGGCGAGACCGGAGGCAACGGCGAGGGTGGAAGGGACCATATTGCCGGGCCCAAATGCCTCCATGGCGTCCGTTTCGGCGTCGTAGAGGTAGCCGACACAGTTCTGGATGGCGTAGCTGTCCAACTCGGCATGTGGGCCCTGCTCCATCTGTAGCCAATCATCGACACGGGCCTGGTAGTTGACGACGTACATCGCCAAACTGATCTCGTCCGCGGTTAGCGCAGCGCGCTCCGCGGCGTCGAGCTGCAAAACGTCGACGTCGAGGTGCGGGCGACGCACGGCCACGCGGCCGGTGCTCGCGGCATGACGGCGAAGCTCAGTCAGGTAACGCATCGGGCAGAAGAACAGGTTACGCAGGTTGTCGCCAAGAACAGGATCATCGCCGAAGCGGGCAGTGAGTCGGGCCCGCCACGAGGCGAAGAAACTCAGGAAAGGCTCGGGGAGGCGGCCAACGAGGTCCTTCGAGTCCACGGAGTGGGGGATCAGCGCGAGCGACCCGGGGCCGCGCCGCGCCGGCACAGCGTGGAGGCCCGTGCCGGCCGGGAGGTACATGGCGCACCCGTGGGGCATGGTCTCGAGATTGCCGGACATACCGGCCTTGTACGGGCCGTTGATGTAGTTGTGGTAACCACGGGCCTCGGCAATCGGGAAACGCTGCGACACAGGGGCAGGCATTGGGACGACCCACGCGGCGAGGTCGCCAGCTTCAGTGAGAACGGGCGACTCCGAGTACAGCTGCCAGCTGCGGTTGATGTTGCGGAACAAGGCATAAGATTTCGCCATGTTCTCCAACTGGGGATGGTCGATGTACACGGACGACACGGGCTCAGCGTCGCCCACAATGATGCGAGGCGACGTTGGGCCGATGGCGACAAGGCGGGCGGAGTGGTACAAGGTGTTCGTGAAATCGACGTAGAAGCCAGTGGTCACGTGGCCAGAAGTGTTGTCCAACTGGATCTTGGTGACGGACTGGTTGCAAAACGTCTGCGAACGTGTGGAGCCGTAGGGGGCGCGGGTCGCCGCCATGGTGGTGTCGCGGGAAGTGACGACCTGGCAGGCGGCGGGGCCGGCCACGCGCGCGGCGGAGCCGGTGCCGGGGGACGGCAAGGTGGCGGCGGGCCCGATGGACGCCTCTTTGCGCTTGAGGGCCTTGACCTCGGCGCGGAGCCGGTTAACCTCCTTGCTCTCACTGGAGCCGTTGGCACGGCGTTGGGCGGCAGCATGTTGGAGTACCTCAGCTCGGGCGACCTCGGCTGCGGCGGCGGCGACGACGTTGGCTTTCTCGCGGGCCGCTCGCGTGGCGGCCGTCCGAGCACGCGAGGGCGTAGTTACAACGCGAGTGGTGGCAGAGGCGTTGGTTTTCTTACTTTGCATATTGGACACGAGGGTTCGTGGGTTCAAAAACGGGAGCAAAAGACCTAATAATGAACACTGAACAGCGCTAGCGTGGACCATGGTTCGCAAGGCCAAGGCTCCGCCGGCAAACGCACCGGCGTCCCACGCCGCGTGGTAAGCAATGACCCACGCGGGGCGCCGGAATGTGACGCAGTAGAGCAAGAGGTGGACAAGGGTCTTGACAATCAAAAGCTTGGCCCGCTCGCGTGTGCTGCATCGCCATCGCAAGACGTCAAGCGCCTCGACAACATACACGAAAACACGTAAGGCGGTGGCGACGCGATCGCCGAAGACGTGACGCGCGGTCTGCACGACGACCTCCTCAAACGCCCCAGCGAGGAAGCCGCCAGCAGTGTGGCCCCAAAGCACCTCAAGCAAGTGAGGCGCGCCAGGCGCGGCGGCGTCGTAGACGGGGTTGCCGCGGAGGTTGGGCACGGCGGCGTTCGACGTCGTCGCCCAGGCCGCGAAGAGGCCAGCGGCGTAAGCGAGCGGCCCCGCGGCCAAAGCGTTCAAGACGGAACAAGCGGCGGCACTGGTGCGGCCGTCGACGGGCGTGCTGCTATGCGGTTCGATGAAACCCGGGCAGTGGATGTAGCCGTAGCGGGGGTGGACGACGACGGTGGGGTCGTACGGGAATCCGGACTCACGGGCGAAGGCTGACACGAGGTGGTGGTCTTCGGGCATGAGCGTACTGCCCTGCAAGGCGCGTCGGCGGACGACGTCTTCGAAACCCTCGAGGTCGGCGCGGGTACAATTGTAGCGTTCGCACCAATACGGCCAGCTGACACCGCCGCCGTCAGGGGCATCGGCATAGAGATTGTGGGCCTTGAGAAAGCGTGTGGGGGTCGGGCGCCACGGGGGCGGACCGCCGGCCCAAAGCTCGGCGAGCGTCCGAAGCACGGGGATGCGGCACCAAGCGGCGTAGTTGGCGCGGGCGTTGGCCATGTGCCACTCGGCGAGGTTCGTGGCGTTGTAGTCGTGGGTGCAGTAGCTGGCCTTCACCCACGCGCGGCCCGGGACTGGCGCAAGGGTTGTGGTGGTCGGGCCGAGACGGGTGAGCAACGGCTCGGTGCACGGGACGAAAGGACCCGAGTAGAACGTCGGCTCGGGCGCGTCGTCGAACTCGGGTTCCCAAGACACGTCGGCGGCGGCTGAGGTCACAGCAGCGTAATAGTGCTCAAGGCAATCGACGGTCATCATGAGGTAGGCGTCGTCGCCCCCCAGCATGGCGTAAAGACGGCCGCGGGGCGCGCGCTCGTGCACGAGGTCGGCTACGCGGCGCCAAAACACGCGGGCGATGAGCGTGTTGAACACTGTTGTGGCGTCGTCACCGCTGCGGCGGCGGGCGTCCCACTTAAACACCGCATGGGGCGTGCGCTGGGTTGTGGTCGCCAGGTCTTCGCGCAGGAAATCGCAGACGCGTCGACGCTCGGAAGCGGGGGCGTTACATAGCGCTGACTCGAGCTCGTCAACGTTGTAGCGGTCCATAAAGCCAGCGACGTGAGCG